GGATTAAGGTAGTGTTTCGTAGTTGGTAGAGCTTCCTAGAAATGACACGTCAGGAGCGTCATTCTGTCATAGACGGTAAGCCGAAAGTACTCATTGCCGGAAATTGAGCCAAATGGACGGTGGGCGGTACACTTGCACGCGTGACCGACTACCGCATCGCCCCCGTCAAGGCGTCACTCATCGCCGACCTCGTCGAGTTGATCAACATCAACTTGGCCGAGCTGCTGCGCTCGACGGTTCAGACGTGCACCGAGTGCGGCGGCCACGGAGAAGTCGGAGGCAAAGCGGCCTACGCCGGCGGGCACGGCGGACCGTTCGACGGTTCGCGCCATGTGACAGGCACCGGCGAGACCTGCGGCACGTGCGGCGGTGTAGGCGCCGTCGAGCGCTATGTCGTCGACATGGAGCAGCTCAAGACCTACCGCTATGGCCGGTTGGTCGAGGGCTTCGAGGTCAAGCAGGGCCAGCTCGTGCCGAAGATGCGTTCCAAGGACAAGGCATTCGCGATGCTCACGAAGTTGCTCGGTTTCGACAAGGCCGTGATCGAGATCGCACAGGGCGCGACCTTCGCACAGGCGCTGTCGGAAGAGCAGCGTGCCGCCTACGTCGAGCAGCTCAAGGAACTGGCCACCATGGGGGCGCTCGATGGCCGCTGAGGCCGTCCTGGACCGCCCAGAGGCCGCAGAGGGGCTGCCAGCGGTCGATCCGGTGCAGGTGCTGGTGGAGCTGGCCCGGACCAACTACGCAGCCTTTGTGAGCGCTGTGCACCGGCCGCGTTTCAAGCATTCGACGTTCTCATTGCGGGTGTGTCGCGCCGTGGATCAATTCGTTGAGGACGTGCTGGCAGGCAAGCGTCCTGTGCTGATGCTGACGACGGGCCCACAACACGGCAAAACTTCACTCATCTCGCGCTGCCTGCCCGGCTACCTATTCGGCCGCCTGACGGGCGATCTACCCGCCGTGCGCATCGCCTGCGCGTCCTATGCCATGTCACTAGCGCGGCGCAACACTCGCGACGCCAAGACCATCATGCTGGAGCCGATCTATCGCGAGATTTTCCCAGCGGTAGCGCTACAAGGTTTCCGCGGGCTGGACAATGCAGATGGTTTCGATGTACCGCACGGCGGTCAACTCAAGGGCGTGGGCGTGGGCGGCGGCCTCACCGGCAATTCGGTCGACATCGCGGTGGTTGACGACCCGACCAAGGACGCGCAGGAGGCGCTGTCGCCCGTTGTGCAGGAGTCGCGCATTGCATGGTACGACTCTGTGCTGACGACGCGCCTACAAGCCCGCTCGGGTACGGTCATTATCGGCACACCATGGTCGGCTAATGACCTGCTCGCCCACGTGCGCAAAACGATGGGCGACGATCCCCGATTCACGCTACTGTCGTTTCCCGTCCTGAACTACCCTGACGAGATTGGATACGACCCTGATCTGCCGGAAGGCGCCCTCGTGCCGCACTTGCACGACGAGGCGAAGCTGCGCGAAGTCAAGCGCCACATCAGCGCGGCGTTTTGGGCCTCGATGTACCAGCAGACGCCGCTCGCAGATTTCGGCGCGATTTTCAAACGGGACTTCGTGCGCTATTACCGTCGCGCGGACCTGCCGAAGCAATTCGTGCAGACCTGCATAAGTGTCGATGCCACGTTCAAAGATGGCGACGCGAGTGACTTCGTGGCCGCCGGGGTGTGGGGCAAGACGGCGGCAAACGACGTCTACCTCATAGATGGCCGGCGCGAGCGCCTGGCGTTCATGGCGACAGCGCAGGCCATCGCCGACCTGAAGCGTAAGCACCCGAACGTGCTGCGCATTTTCATCGAGGACGCGGCGAATGGTGCAGCGCTCGTGGACATGTTGTCTCGCCACTTTCCAGGACTGGTCGGAGTGCCGCCGCTCGGGTCGAAAGAGGCCCGAGCGCACGCCGTCTCGTGGGTGTGGGAGGGCGGCCAGGTCTACCTACCGCATCCCGACGAAGCTCCTTGGATTGTTCCGTGGGTGGCCGAGATCACGTCGTTCCCCGACGTAAAGCACGACGACACTGTGGACTGCATGACTATCGCTCTGCAGCAACTGATGCTGCGCACGCCAATTGCCGCAATGATCACGGATCAGGTCTTGAGAATGGCTACGCGCGGATAATGTTGATACAATGCGCAGGATGACTTCAAACTGCGGTATCTACGCCATCACGAGCCCATCCGGTAGGCGCTACATCGGAAGTTCGCTGCGCATCCGGGATAGGTGGGCAACACATCGCACCGCACTGCGGCAGGGTACGCATCACAGCCCTGCGCTACAAGCTGCGTTCATCAAGTACGGCGAGGACGCACTGCGCTTCGAGATCATCGAGACGTGCGCGCCGGCCGATCTTATTGTGCGGGAGCAGGCGCATATCGATGCGTGCGATTTTCGCGATCTCTACAACGTGGCGCCAAAGGCTTACAGTTGCCTTGGCGTCGTGCGCAGCGAAGAGACTAGAGCCCGCGTTGCCGCGGCCAAACGCAATCAGACGCCGGCAACGCTCGCGAAAATTTCCGCGGCGCTGAAAGGTCGGAAACTATCGCCTCAGCAGGTCGAGGCTTTGCGCCGCGTCCACACAGGCCGCAAAGCCTCGGACAGCACTCGCGCAAAGATGTCTGCGCTACGCAAAGGCCGCAAGCAATCAGACGCGCACGTTGCCGCGCGCGCCAACGCCCTGCGGGGGCGGACTCACGACGCAGCTCGAATCGCAAACATGGTCGCGGGCCGCGCGGGCCGACCGACGCGCAACAGCAAGACTGGCTTCGCCGGCGTGTACGAGAGTCCAAATGGACGCTTTCGCGCGCGCATCCGCCGCTCGGGCGTCAATCATGGACTCGGCACATTCGCCACGGCCGAAGAGGCGCATGCGGCCATAATCCGGTTTGAACAGGAGAATCCTTGATGTCCCGACGCCGCCTGCCCCCTTCCCGCCAGTCCACCGTCGCCAAGGCTGCGACCGCTGCGGTACGTGCACCCGAGGCGCTGCCGGCCGAGACCGCCGACGAGAAGGCGCGCCGCGAGCACGCCGTCGCGCTCGCGTCGGCAGTGACGGCCGCGCCGGGCGCCGAGCCTTCGCCGAGCCTAAAGCTCGCGCAGACGCATGCCGTCGCGGACGGCAACTACACCACGAAGGAGCGCCGCGCGGCCGACCTGGCCATGGATTGGGGCGGCCAGGCCCGCAACGCGTTGTCCTTCGTCGAGAACGCGGGCTGGCCCGGCTTCCCGACCCTCTCACTCCTGAGCCAACTGGCCGAGTACCGCTCGATGCACGAGACGCTCGCCGACGAGTGCGTGCGCTGCTGGGGCGTCGTCGCGTCCTCGGGCGACGGGGACGACGACCGCTGCACGCAGATCGAAGCCGAGCTCAAGCGCCTGAACATCCGCGCCGCCGTGCGCCAGATGGTCGTGCACGACCAGGCGTTCGGCGGCGCGCATGCGTACATCAAAATCAAGGACGACGACACGACGCGCGCGTTGCCGTTGCTGCTCAAGCCCTATTCGGTGCGCAAGGGCGCGTTTCAGGGTCTGCGCGTGGTCGAACCCTACTGGGTCACGCCGAACGACTACAACTCGATCGACCCCACCAAGGAGAACTTCTACAAGCCCTCGTCTTGGTGGATGATCGGCACCGAAGTGCACGCAACGCGGCTGTTCACGATCGTGAGCCGCCCGGTGGCCGACATGCTCAAGCCGGCCTATTCGTTCCGCGGCATCAGCATGACGCAGCTGGCTATCCCCTACGTCGACAACTGGTTGCGCACGCGCCAGTCGGTGTCCGACACCGTGAAGCAGTTCTCCGTCTCGGGCGTGTTGATGGACCTGCAGCAGTCGCTGCTGCCTGGCGCCGGCACGTCGCTCGACTACCGCGCACAGCTGCTGAACCTGTACCGCGACAACCGCAACCTGCTGCTGCTGGACAAGGCCACCGAGGAATTCTTCCAGATCAACACGCCGCTGTCGGGCCTGGACGCCCTGCAGGCGCAGGCGCAGGAGCAGATGGGCGCCGTGTCGCACACGCCGCTCGTGAAGCTACTCGGCATCACGCCCTCGGGCCTGAACGCGTCGAGCGACGGCGAGATTCGCGTGTGGTACGACTACGTGCACGGCTACCAGGGCGCCTCGCTCACGCCGCTCATGCAGGTCGTGCTGCAGCTGGTGCAGCTGTCGCTGTTTGGCCAGATCGACGAGGACATCACCTGGCAGTGGGAGA